GTGACAAAAAGCGGCGGAAACATCATTTACAGCAACACCGATTCGAGCGTCACTCAGTTTCAGGGATATGAAACAGAACTCACTCCCGAACCGGGATATGTGATTGATTCGGTAAGTATCACAATGGGCGGAACCGATATTACAAACACCGCGTTCAGCGGTGACGTTGCCGCTCCAGCCGGAACGGTACAGATTAGCGCCAACGGAAAAACAGACGTTTCGTCCTACAAGTACGCGAACGTAAATGTCCCCTCTGTTTCACCGAGCGGAACAAAAAATATCACCGACACCGCTTTGACCGATGTAGCCAATTACGCCAACGCGCAGGTTGTTGACAGTAACCTGTCAGCCGGAAATATCAAAAAGGATGTTTCAATCCTCGGAATAACCGGAACCTACGAGGGCAGCGGCGGCGGAAGCGCCGTAAACTGTAAGATATTCAGCTACACCTCTGCCGCGGCGGTAGCGAATCAGGACGTCACCGTCGTAAGCGGCGACGCGGATGTTGCCGCTCATTACGCCGACGCCAACGCGATGGTAACGGTCAGGAAGATGACCGACAACAGCGCGAACGGTACGTCAATCATTGTGGGAACAAATCACGATTTCGGCGGCGGCGCATACGGCTATTACTTAAACTGCAACGGCACAACGAATGCTGCGGCAAACTGCGTCAGCGCTCTTACGGCAGCAAGCCCCTCGGGCGTTTCGGTGCGCTGCAACGCCAACGGCGACATCATCGTTCACTGCATGAGCAAGCAGAACAACTTCGGCGGCGCCGATTATATTATTACATTTACTTGGTGAGGTGAAAGCGATGAAGTATTCAAAAGGTAAAATATCTATCCCTAATGTTACGGGGAATATCGTGATTACAGTGCAGGCAGTGCCGACCGCACCTGCCGAAAACCTGTCCGACCCGTCTCAGTGGGTAAGCGGCAGGCGAATCACATCCTCGGGAAGCTTGGCAACCGGCAGCGCGGCGTATTTGACTAACGCAATCCCCGTTGCACCGGGCGACGTTATCAGGATGAAGAACTGCGGCACGCTGTCCAATTGTTTCGCGTCCGTGCTTGTATCCGAATCAACTGACGTTGGCACAGCAGGTACGTTTCATAACCACAGCACCGACGGCGATGTGTTTGTCATACAGATTACTACGTCCGGTTATTTCCGTCATGCACTGCTGATTTCCGAGCTCGACACGGAGGCAAAAAAGGCGGCTGTGATTATCACGAAAAATGAGGTTATTAATTAAGGGGTGGGTCCAATGTCCGAAACCATCATTGTCGCCCTGCTGAGCCTGCTCGGTTCACTGGGCGGCACGCTCGGCGGCATCGCGCTCAATTCCAAACTGAGCAACTACCGCATTGAACAGCTCGAAAAGAAGGTTGACAAGCACAACAACCTCATTGAGCGCATGTTCAAGGCGGAGGAAAACATCAATTTGCTGGACGAAAAAGTGAAGGTCGCCAACCACAGACTTGACGACCTAGAAAAGAAAGGGTGATTCCATGAAAAAGATTTTCACAAAGGAATGGTTCGCGGCGGCAGGTATCAGAGCGCTGAAAACCATCGCGCAGACGGCGATCGCCACAATCGGCGTTTCGAGCACTATGATTCACACGGTAGACTGGCTGGTTGTCGGCTCCACAGCGGCGCTTGCAGGAGTGCTCAGCCTGTTGACCTCGATCGCAGGATTGCCGGAGGTCTCCGATGATTAACACCAACGGAAAACGCGGTGTAGATATTGGCGACCACAACGGCGATATTGACATGGAAGCAGTCAAGGCGGCTGGATATGATTTCGTGATGATAAAGCTGGGCTATGGTTCGGACTTTACCAATCAGGACGATCACCAGTTTGAAGCAAACGTCCGGAAGGCTGAATCGCTCGGTATGCCGTGGGGCGCGTGGTTGTACTCCTACGCGCTGAACGATGAACAAGCCCAGAGTGAGCTGGAGCATATTCTACGCATGTTGAAGGGCAAACGCCCGACAATGCCGATCGCGCTTGACGTGGAAGATTCCGACGATTACCGCAAGAATCACGGCGGCTGGAATTATCAGAACGTCACCAACTGCACACGGATTGTCCTTGACGGGCTGAAAGCGGCAGGCTATTATCCCATGTTGTACACAGGATTTGAAGAAATCGAAAACTATATTGCCGATGACATTTGGCAGAATGTTGATCTTTGGTTTGCTCATTGGGCTTATTCCTGCGGTTATCATGGGGATAACCTGTGCATTTGGCAGTACGGCGGCGAGACCAACGTGATCGAGAGCAATTCTATCCCCGGCGTGGGCGTGATCGACAAAGACCTCTGCTATCGTGATTATCCGACCATCATCAAGTCCGGCGGCTGGAATAATTGGGGAACGCCCGAACCGCTCCCCGATTATCCCGATGACGAATTCCCACCGTACCAGAACGGCACTGTCAAGGACGTGCAGAAATGGCTGAATTCGATTTATGACGCAAGTTTAGAGGTTGACGGTGTCTGCGGTCAACTGACAAAAAAAGCCCTGATTTCGGCGTTGCAGACCGTCCTAAACGAAACCTACGGCGCAGGCTTAGAGGTCGACGGCATTTTCGGCAAACGCACCAGAGCCGCCGTTCGCAACCTGAACAGGGGAGACGTGGGAGAGTACGTCAAGGCATTGCAAGCATTTTTAATCTGCCACGGCTACGACACCGGCGGTCTGGACGGGGAATATGGCTACATGACCTATTCTTCCGTCCTGACGTTTCAGACAGTACACGACCTGACCGTCGACGGCATAGCAGGAAAGAGAACGTTTGAAGCGTTGGCGAATAGTTGACAAAATAGTTGATTTAATTTGCTTAGCCAAGGTTTAGTCAAGCCTTAGTCAACCAAAATCCGCATAAACAAGGCGTTTTTTTAACTTGGAACTAATTTACAACATAAAACAATAGGTTAATTGGTGAATTAGTTGGTGTATTCTCAAAACAGTTGCTCTATTTCTGCAAACAGTTGGCAGAAAGTAGGCGATTCCGTTGTTTAAATAAACCGAATTATACATTATTTTACATTTTCGTTACAAAGGAACGCCCCTCAGGTCTGTGAGCCAGAGGGGCGTTTCTGTTTTTATTGAATTTCGATGTTGCCCAGCAGTCCCAGCAACTCAGCCGCCATGTATTTTAGGTATTCGGGCATGTGGCGTCGACCGCCACACCATTCCTGCACGGTGCGGAGAGGTATCCCGAAGCGCCGCGAAAAGGTGGATTGATTCAGACCGGCAGCACGGATGAGCTCCTGCGGAGTCATATTTGCGACGCTATGGATCTGAATAATCATTTCAACAGCTGCCTGTTCATTATCGGTAATTTCTTCCAGAATCCACAGTGGCAAGCCGTAGGCAACAAGAAAATGCTGCAAGTCCGGTTCTTCCTGCGCGGACATTACGATTTCACGAAATCGGTTAGCTTTGATTTTCATTTGATTCATTCTCCTTCTCTACGTTTTTCAGATCGTTCCAGGCAGCCACTGACCATCCTTTATAGGTCAGCCCGCTTTTTCGCTGCTTTTTAATATTTTGTTTAACTACGCGAAACCCGTTTGAAATCCGGCTGACGTTCTGATCCGTTAATTCACAATCAAACAGATGAATGTTCTGCCGGATCCATTCGTTTAAATTGGTGCATTCAAAACGACGGTTGTCAGGTGAAATCAACACCCAGGATTTAGCAGACGAATTGGTTGTAAAACGTCCGGCTTTAGGGCTTGCCTGCGCCGCAGGCGTCCCACGGCGCAGGTTTTCAGAATAACCTATTTTTCGGGCACGATCGCTGAGCTTCTCGCGCGTTCCAATTGAAACAGAACGTCCGGACAGCATCTGCGACCGCCGCTTGCTGCGGCAGGCAGGCGAACACGTAACGGTTTTGTCGGATGGGGATTTGGTGAACCAGCTGCCGCATACGATGCATTTAGTTTTCAAATTACCATACATCCTTTCCAATCATGGTTTTGTCAGAATGATTTACATAAAACCAGCTGTCGCCCATGAAATATTCTGCGCAAATTTCTTCACCATCGGTGGATTCTGTGAAATCATTTTCGACTTCCTCGAAAATTACCGGGAGGTTTAACTCTCGCGCAGCTGCCAGTGTGTGGTGTTTGTCGGTCAAAATGTACAGCTCGTTTCCCTCGAGGTCTTGTAAATGTGCTTTCGTGACGGGGCATGTGATTTCCTGAATACCTTCAGCAATGATTTCTTCTTTCTTTTCTTCAACAATCTCGTCGTCCAAAAATCTTTGGGAACTCATAACTACGGGCTGATCGGCTTTGACATCAGATTCCTCTTCAACCTCTGCCGGCATCTCGAACTTTTCGCCGGAGAAAGTGTAGTCGATGTTTGCTTTGCCGGGAACAAATTCCTCAGCGTTGTTGTCGTAGAAACCATAGTCCTTTTTGACATAATGCTTGCTGTTGTCACGTGTCTCAATAATAGAAAAGTAGGTACGATCTTTGCCGTATTTTACCCACTCGCTAATTTTTACTTCATAATGATAGCCGTTGTCGTGGCTGTTAGCGAGGTCTGCGATCGCGTTAAGTCTTGCGATGATTTCGGTCTTTTTCATAATGATAACCTCCTGTGTCGTGTTTGTGTCTGTCTTTACCTTACACTTATATTATACACGCAATGCGTGTAGTTGTCAAGCGTTTTTTGAAAATATTACACCTTTTTTTTAGAGAAATTTTGAGATTTTCCATAAAAAGTGAAAAAACGTCACATTATCAAAACAGGCGTTTAACATAATAAACACAGTTTTAACACAGTAGTCCAAATTTGCCGCACAAATAAGCCAAAAATATAAGGTTCAAATCCTGTCACCTCGACCATGCCCTGGTATTATTGCCGGGGCTTTTTTTATGCTCAAAACAAGCCAAAAACCGCATGAACATTGACTTTTTCGGCGGCGAAGTTTGAAAAGTATTGAAGCACGAAAGTGCACGGAGATACATAAAAAAGCATGCAAACTGACACAGAAAATACACAGTAAAACGCCCGGAAGCTCTCAGACCTCCGGGCGGTGATTATTGAAGATAGTCGTTGATTCTCTTTTCAACGGTTTGCTTTCGTTTTTTGGAAACCTCGGTGTAAATGTTTTGTGTGGTGCTTGCGTCAGCGTGCCCGAGCAAATCCTGCGCGTCCTTAACGTCAACGTCAGCTTCATGGAGCAACGTCGCATAGCCATGCCGGAGCTGATGAGCTGACAAATCAAGCCCTGTCTGTTCGCGCCAGTAGCGCCACGCTTTGTCGAAAAAGTCCTTTTTCATGATTTCTCCGGGGTACCGGCAGAAAATCAGGTCAGATTTTTTTCCATCGGGTAACAGCGGCAGGAGCGTTTGAGGAATAATAATTTCACGCGTGCCGGCTTCTGTTTTGGGCTTCTTGATATAGCCTTGATTTCCTTGATAATAAACGGACTTATTGACGGTGATCCGCATATTTTCGCGGTCAATATCGGCGAAGGTCAGCGCCAGCGCTTCGCCCTTGCGGCAGCCGGTATACAGCAGAAACACCGCCAGAAAGCCTACAGGAAAGTTTTTGTATTCGAGCGGCAAACTGCCCTTAACTGTTATAAACTCGTCTGAGGTGGGCGCTCTGCGCTTGCTGGAGCCGTGTCCTTTGGGGACTGTAATATAACTACAAGGATTGTCCGCGATCATATCCTCAACAACGGCGAATTTCAACACCATGTTGATAAGATTGAGCCGTGTCGAGCACGTTTTACGGGCGTAGCTGCGCGGAAGGTGCTCCATGTATCGCTTGATATCCTTGTGCGTGATCTCGCTGACATGATCGTCACCGAAATAGTCCACAACCTCATTGTAGGCGTGATCGTAGCACTGCGCCCATGTGGACTCCGAGAGCGTTTTCCGGTGCTCGTCCTTCCACAGCTCCGCAACCTCGCGGAAGGTCAAGCCCTTTTCTCGCTTTTCTTCATAAGCGGCGATTTTGAGAAACACGTCCTTTTCCTTTTTGGCGCGGAAGGCAACGCGTTTTCCGTCAATCGTCAGTACCTTCTCGTACAATCCATCGGGGCGGCGATAGAGCTTCTTTTTCTCAGTCGGCGTGCCGCAGTGATTGCAATATTTTGAGCCGTCGGGGATTGTTTTTCGGCATTTTTTGCATTTCATTAGAAAATCACCTCGATTCTATTGAAATCATTCGAGAGAAATGTTATACTTATAGCGTAGTCATATTTAGGGCATTCCGCTCTACCCCTGCTTGCATTTTGGGGTGGGGCGGTTTGTTTTATTTTGGGAACTGCGCCAGACCTACGACCTTGCCAAAGCACACGGCGGCATTGTCGGAAGTCAGCGTGATATTGTTATACTCAGGGTTCACGGAAATCAATTCGTTGTGACCTAGCTTTTTGATATATCCGCAGCCGTCAATGATAAAAACGCCAATTTCGCCTTGTTCCATTCTATCTTGACGTTGCACAAGGAGCGCGTCGCCGTCATGGTAAAGCGGCTCCATGCTGTCACCTGATACCTTGATAATGATGTTCGCTGTTCGCGCTTGCGGCGTGTCGATCACGTCTATATCCTCAAAGTGTCCGTTTTCGTCCAACCATTGACCTGTTCCAGCCGAAGCAGGAAGGTCAGCCATCGGCAGGGTAATCAGCCGTGGCATTTCCACAACCACGCTGCACCGCTCCAATTCAACATCAATCAAGCTGTCAACCGCTTTCCGTCCGTAATGGTCGAGAGAGCGGTATTTTTTTATGTGCTGTTTTTCGGCAGGAGATAACTCTGTCCTATCGTTGAGCATTTCGGACATTTTAACGCCGTACACCTGACAGATTTTTGCAAGCACTTCAATGTTTGGGGAGTTGTCACCAGCCAGCCAGTGACTTACCGCTGATTTGCTCACTCCGACCGCTTCCGCGAGGTCGATCGCTCTTATTCTGTTCTTTTCCATCAATTCGTTGAGGTTCTTTGTTATCGTTTGTCGAATGTTGGTGTCTTTCATTATTGTCACCTCCTTATCAATATTATACAATAGCGTTTTTGAAATAGCAATATAAAAATTTAGATTTTTTCAACTTTTATTTTGAAAATCTATTGACAGTTGAGAAAAACGGTGCTATAATGAAGTCAAGTTGAGAAAAACTCAACACAGAAATCAAGGAGGTGTTCAGATGGTTAGAGAAAATATAGCGGCATATGTTAAAAACAACGGTATCAAGCAGAAGTTTATTGCGGACAACATCGGAATTTCGCCGTCTGCGGTCAGTCAGCTTCTTAACGGTGAACGAGAAATCAGCGCGGAAGAATACATCAACATCTGCAATCTGTTTAACGTGTCGTGCGATTATTTTGTAACCAACAAACAAACAACCTAATAAGGAGGTAACCATGGAAAAACACATTCAGGTATTTAACAACACCGAATTTGGAGAAATCCGCACAATGGAAATCAACGGTGAACCGTGGTTTGTCGGCAAAGACATAGCGACGGCACTGGGGTACAGCAATCCGAGCAAGGCACTTATAGACCACGTTGACGAGGAAGATAAACTCAATAACGAAACGTTATCGAGTTTGGGACAGCGCGGCGGTTGGCTTATCAACGAAAGCGGCATGTATTCGCTTATCCTGTCCAGCAAGCTCGAGGGCGCGAAACGCTTCAAGCGGTGGGTAACGTCCGAGGTACTGCCGTCAATCCGCAAAACAGGCGCATTCGCGACGGACAGCGCGGCGGCGGAGTTAAAAGCCCGCGAGCTGAGAGTCAAGGAAATGAACGCACAGGCGCGGCTTATCAATGCCGAAACACGGCGGCTCCTGATTCTGCAAAAGGAAAAGGGATTGTCAAAGGTCGCTGTAGACGCGCTCGCGGTCAGAGCGATGGAGGACGT